GTTCTTCTTACGATTCAGGATCTTCTTATAGTTCTGATTCATCTTCATGTTCTGACTCATCTTCATCTTGCTCATCTGACTAATAGGAATATATTATGACAACCATTTCAAATCCAAAAGACCAAGAAAAAATCCGTACTATGTTATCTGAAATTTCCAATTCATATACTCGGATTTCAGCGGAACGCGATCTTATTAACGAAACTATTCAAGCACTTTCTGAAGACTTTGAAATTGACAAGAAAATTCTTCGTAAAATGGCGCAAATATTCCATAAGCAGAATTATACTGAAGTTGAGAACGAACAAGAAGAGCTTGCACTATTATACGAATCTATTGTAAAATAGTGTGTACATAACACAAGGATGTGTTATAATAGACCTTTATTAAACTTACCGAGATCAACCATGGGAAAGACCATATCACTAAAACCAACCTCATCGTCAAAGGCTGAAAAACAAGCCTTAAAACGTAGATCTCTTATAGACAGAGTAGACGCAAAGTTCAAAGGCGTCGGAGAACCACAAATATCATTTCTGAATTACAGACTAGATTTGATGCATGCTTTAAATTGGTTTAATGTTTATGCATCAAACATAGACAAAAAGAAATGGACTCTAGCATCAATTGAAGATAAGAAACAAAGGTTGTTATTGTCAAACCTAGACGACTCTCTATTTAGACAACTAGGAGTGTTAATTCGCTTAAGAGACAATGGACAATATCTCGATGACAAAGAATTAAAATTCATTAGCGATAGAATTTCTCAATTAGAAAAAATTGCTACTACTCCTAAAGAAATAAAAGAGAATGGCATTGCTCCTAAGTCTAAACCGATAGTTACTATTGATAAGAATAAATTAGAAGCAATTCAGTTTGCTTGTGAAATTGATGGTGAGATAGATGAGTTTATAAAATCTGGATATCCTAGAACATTCGAATTCAAAAATTCGGTAAAGACTATTAGTGGATCAGCTGCTAAACAGGTTCCTCCTTTATATAAGCCACTAATAATGGAGATTGAAGAAGCACTAGAAGGATCCTGTGATCAATTAAATGAAGCATATTCGCATGTCAAGACGGCACAATTGAAACATTTCTTAAAAATGCTAAAGGATTTAATATCATCGTGTTCTCAACATGTTGTTAGCATCAGAAAGCCAAAAGTGATTAAACAGAAATCACCTGGAGAATTAGTAAAGAATCTTAAATATCTTCCAAAATTTGAAGAACTTAATATCAAATCTGAAAATCCTATTAAGTTAGTAGAATGCCAGGAAGTGTGGCTATATGATACCGTTAATCGTAAACTGTTTAATTATAAAGCAGTAAAGGACCAAAAGCTATCGGTACATGGAACATCCATTAGTGGATTTGACGTAGAAACTTCATTGGTCAAGAGTATCAGAAAGCCTGAAGTGATTAAGGAATTCATCGGAAATAAAAAGGACTTTGCTATTAAATTTTCTGAATTAACAACTCGTCCTCAGAAGCCAAATGGCAGAACAAATGCTAATATTATTATTTTAAAAATCTTTTCATAACTGGAGAACATATTGATTATTATCGACTATTCACAAGTGGCATTGGCATCTATCTTTATGTTTGAAAAGGATCTCACTTCAGATGATGTAGAAAAGAATAAGGATATTATTAGACACGCAATTCTTACTAGTATCCTTTCCAATAAGAAAAAATTTGAATCTGAATTTGGTAATGATGTAGTATTAGCCTGCGACGGATTTAATTATTGGAGAAAATCTGAATTTGCTCCTTATAAAGCAGCAAGAAAAAAAGCTAGAGACGATTCTAAACTAGATTGGAAATTTGTATTTGAGATTTTGTCTGAAACGAGAGAAGACTTACAAAAGTATTTTCCTTATAAAGTCATTAGGATTGAAAGAGCAGAAGCTGATGACATTATTGCTTGTCTATCAAAATGGACTCAGACTAATGATTTAATGTCTGAAGGCATTGAACCTATTCCTAAAAGAACTCTTATTATAAGTTCTGATAAGGACTTTAAGCAATTGCATAAGTATTCCAATATTAAACAATATAGTCCAATGTTTAAGAAGTATGTCGAGAAACCTCCAAAGGTACTGGACTTTATTAATGAACATATTGCAAAGGGAGATGCTAGCGACGGAATTCCCAATATACTAAGTGTTGATAATAGTTTTATTGACAAGATTAGACAAAAGTCAATGACTAAACCTAGATTGGAAGAATTCATAAAACACGGAATTGGAGCTTGCAAAACGGAAGACGAAATCAGAAATTGGCATCGAAATGAATTGTTAATCTCATTTGATAAAATTCCAATAGATATTGAAGAGTCTATACTGAAGGCCTTTAATGAACCTGCTAAAGGTAATAAGAGTGAAATATTTAACTACTTAGTCAAAAACAGAATGAGACTACTACTAAACGATATTGATAGTTTCTAACAACAAAGGAAAATTATGGAATTGAATAAACGTGAAAGCGTACCAGAAATGTTACAACGATTTAATGATGGTGATACTCTTGCATTATTAAAGCAGAATTGCAGTAATGAAGGCCTTAAAATGCTATTTGGTTATGGGTTTATTCCAAAAGGTAAGTGGCTTTTGCCTGAAGGAACTCCACCTTACAGAGAAGATGCTGCTCCTGTCGGTATGGCAAGGGCAAATCTCTGGATGGAGATTAAAAAGTTTGAAAGATTCATGAAAGCAGATTTGAATAAACTAAGACGCGAACAGCTGTTCATTCAACTCTTAGAAGAATTACATCCATTAGAATCAAAATTAGTATTAGCTATTAAGGACCAGACTATACCAGATCTCTATCCTAACATTACACTAGACAAAGTAGTCGATGCAGGATTCTTCATTTGGCCGCATGGTATTGATGAAACCGAATATAGAAATTCTGTAAAGAATAAGGAGGTCAAACCAGCACCAATCCCAAAGTCAGAATCGAACCCACCAGTCTCTGGAAAAAAACGAGTACAGAAACAAAAGACAGTAGAAAACGCTTAGATAGCATTCATGTCTTATTAATCAAATTATCACAATTCTTATTAGGAGTTTAAAATGATCAAATCTTGCAACTGCCCAGATAATACACCTGCTGCAAAATACCAAACTGAAACTTATGGGAAAGGTCAACGAGTATGGACTCAGGATAAGGGTATTGCAAAGGCATATACAATTTGTGGTGCTAGAGGTGACGGAAGCAAAAAGAAATAATGTTTACAAATATGGCATTTTGAATTATAATTAATTTTTTGGAGTTTAATATGAGTACAAATTTTGTAAAAGATATTTCTGACATGCACACCAAGTTTGGCGTTAACACTACAGTTAATAAGTTTGATAAAGAAAGATTAACAGCATTTCTGGATTTTAGAATTGGGTGTTTGCAGGAAGAATTAGATGAACTTAAACATGCCGAAACTGCTGATGATGCGGTAGATGCCTTAATAGATCTAATAGTATTCGCAGTAGGTACATTAGATGTGTACCAGGTTGACTCTGTTAAAGCCTGGCAAAGAGTGTATGATGCTAATATTGTTAAAGAAGTAGGAATTAAGGAAGGTAGACCCAATCCTTTTGGATTACCTGATCTAATTAAACCAGAAGGTTGGGTTGCTCCATCACATGTAGATAATGTTGGTTTATTAGATATAGTGTTTGCGGATTGATATGTATTCTCTGACGGCCTTTGCATCGATATACGACAACAAAACTCACCGTCAAGTAAGCCATAACACCTGGGAGTCTTTTGAGAAAATGCTATATGGCATGTCAAAACTTCCAGGTTATAAACTGAAGAAGGGAGAATTCAGAGCGCCTAAAGGTGTTAAGGCTTCTCCCTTAATCACACCAGCTTCTTATAGAGAAGGAACAACTCGTTCTAATGATGCTGTTGTAGAATGGTCTGGTTGGGCTGCACTTGATATTGATAACCATGTCTTTAAAGGAAACCTTAAAGAAGAGTTAAGTGAGAAATATGGAAAGACCTATTTTGTATGCTATTCTACATCAGGGTCAACGGTAGAACATCCTAAATTTAGACTAGTATTTCCATTAACTGGTTCTGTTAAAAAGGAAAAGATAAAACATTTTTGGTTTGCCTTGAATAGAGAGTTTGACGATCTTGGTGATGGTCAAACAAAGGATCTTTCCAGAATGTATTACGTGCCTGCGATTTATCCTAATGCTTATAATTTTATCTTTACTAATATTGGTGAGATTATAGACCCTGATAGATTAATGTTCAATCATCAGTATGAGCAACCGCGAGGACCTCTGAGTATATTAGAACAGATGCCGTCAGATATTCAAAAAATGATACTAGCTCAAAGAGCAGATATGCTTGAGGAAATCTCGCATAAGAATTATTCATGGTCTTCTTATGAGGATTGTCCGTTCGTAAATAAAAAAATGATTGACGAGTATAGTTCTATAGCACATACCGATGGTTCTGGAAGATATGCGATGATGTATAAAATCATGACAAGTATTGCTTGTAATGCTATAAGAAGAAAGTATCCATTGAATGCTGTGCAATTGGAAGAATTAATCCGACAATTAGATAGAAATACTTCTAACTGTTATTCTAAGCGTCCTCTTCATACCGAGTCATCTAGAGCAATAGAATATGCTTATAGGAATATTAACTAATGTGTACAAATATAGAAATTAAGTTATAATATTAATTTATGAGAATTATATGATTAGAAAAATAGCATTAATGCTAAAAGATGCTGGAACAGTTGAGATTAACAAAGATACTATTCATAATGATGTCCATTTGATGGCTTCTAGTATTTTTGAAAAACCTTTCATGAGAAAGGAAAGATCATTTGAACAAGTGTATGAACACTGCGCGTATACTGCTATCGAGTATGCTCTTGCTAATGTTATTGATGGACAACGCAATCCTTTAAAATTCGATAAGACTAATCCTGAGTCTTACAAATATGATGTTATTAAGGACGATTTGAAATTTGAAGTAAAAAAACATGCTTTTAACAATTCCTATTTTACATATCAAAAGTCTAATATTAATACATTTCTTAAGCACTGTCAAACACTAGACTATTTGGTAACTGCTACAATGGCAACTAATGTTGATTCTTACTTAATAGATTTTTACATGATTATTAATGCAAAGAAATTCTCAGATAATTTCAAGCAATCAAAATTTAATGAAGGATGGTATTATGACCATCGATTCAATAATGACAATATTATTATTAAAACCCTGGAGTGAATATGACTGAAGCAAAACGTAAATCTGTTGAAGTATTAGAAGAAGCAATTGCTCTTCAAATTAAGAAAGGTAATGATTACCAGAATTCTGCATCAAGAGTAAGGCAGGCAGATTACTATCCTCACGGAATCAATAGTATTTTAGATACTATTAATGCTAAAGTCTTACGAATGTTTTCTGTTATTGAAACAATGGAAGCGGGTGGATCTGTCAATTTTGAATCTATAGAGGATTCTGCTATCGATGGAATCAATTACTTATCATTCTTAGTTTCATACATGAGAGGTGAAATCGATGGTCAACAACCTGATAGAGATATTTTCAATAAGACGGGTCAACAAAATCGTGCCTTAATTCCTACTAAATTCAGAACACAACCCGTTGGCAATATTATTGGAGTGAACAAATAATGGAACAATACTCCGTAAAAGATATTAGAAATGAATTTAAGTCACTATTGGAAAATGACGAATTTGTAATAGACAAGACCGGTTGCAAAATGGTTGAAATTGTCGGAACATCATTTATTGCTAGTGAACCTGCTATCTTTGGAACTCTTAATGAAGACTATGCTAAAAGAGAAATAGAATGGTACAAATCTATGTCTCTTAACGTTAATGACATTCCAGGTGAAACTCCAGCAGTGTGGAAACAGGTTGCCGATGCAAATGGAATGATAAATTCTAATTATGGTTGGTGTGTTTATTCAAGAGAAAACCATTATCAATTCCAGAACGTACTTCAAGAATTAGTAAGAAATAGATTCTCTAGAAGAGCAATAATGATTTATACCCGGCCTTCTATTTGGGCCGAATTTGAAACCATGGGAATGTCTGATTTTATTTGCACCAATACAGTTCAATATCTTATTAGAAATAATAAACTTCACGCATTCGTACAAATGAGGTCAAATGATGCAATTTTTGGATATAAAAATGACTTATATTGGCAACAGCACGTCCATACTGAATTGCATGAATGTCTTAATGAGAGTGGAGTACAATGCGAAATCGGTGATATTATCTGGAATGCAACATCGCTTCATGTTTATGAAAAACATTTCCATTTGATAAAATAATAGTGTACTTTTATAATCGGTGTGATATAATAGCTTCAGGTTACTAATAATGGTAATCATAAATTAACACAGGAATTTTATATTATGAGCAGCAAACCAAGATCTTCTAAAAATTATGTTACCACTGTCAAAATGACCAACCCAGTTGACCGAGTATTTGTTGAACAGTTACGCCAATATATTAATGAAACAAACCATCTTCGTAAAGTCAAACAAAGAGTAGTTCTTCGTGGTAGACTAGGCCATGATAATCCCGCAGCTCCTTACTATTATAACCAACCAACATGGTTCTATAACATCAAAATTCAGCACTCTGAAAGATCTGATGTGTATATTTACGAACGCAGATAATGATGGAAAACAAATGGAATAATAGATTCATGGACATGGCGAAAGCTGTGTCCTTATGGTCCAAAGACCCCAGTACTAAAGTCGGTGCAGTTGCAGTAGGAAGCAAAAAACAAATCTTAGCTACTGGGTTCAATGGTTTTCCAAGAGGAATATCTGATACTATTGAGAGATTAGAAAATCGTGAAATTAAGTATGACTATATTGTACATGCTGAAAAGAATCTAATCTATAATGCTTCATATACAGGAACATCATTAGATGGAGCAGCAATATATGTGTATGGACTTCCAGTATGTCTTGAATGCGCCAAGGGAATTATTCAAGTTGGAATTAGTGAGATTTACGTAAGTAAAGAATGTCTAATGTCTAAACCTAATTGGTATGACTCTTGGCTTAAATCAAAAGCTATGTTTGAAGAAGTTGGGTTATTCGTAGATTTAGTTTGAACATCCTTGTCCATGCATATCCCTATGCAGTTCCATTATTGTATTTATACTAAAATAATAATGTACAAGATGGTACTATATGATATAATAGTACCATCTTAACTTGACGAGGAACTTAATCATGCTATCAAAAATCACCAAAGCAAATCCTGCTTTCAAAACCAATATCCTATTTGCAATATATGGATTACTCATTGGCGCCGTACTTACCAGTGGAATCATCTATCAATCAACTAAGCATTCATATTTCAAGGTATTTAATACTAAAATTGGCTTGATGGTTATCGTCAATGGCGGAGTCTATACACTCGAAGAAATCCGTAAATGTTCTAATGATTGCTAGGAGAATAAAATGAATGTATTAGAACAGACTCTTGCTGAAATACTCGAAAATTTTAAATTGAACCAACTTGAAGCTGAAAGAGCCATTGGAACCAAATTATGAAAGATAAAATTAAAGAACTTGCTTACCAAGTTAAACTACTTGATGATGATGGATGGAATACTTCTAACTTGACTCGGGACGTTGAAAAGTTTGCTGAATTGATTATACAAGAATGTATCAGTCAATGCTCGTCTGTAACAGGAACTGAACACTATGGTCCAGTGGATGGATTTGTTGTGGATGAATGCGCAAAAAGAATTAGAAACCATTTTGGAGTAAAATAATGACTACTGTAGCTGAATTCATGACGTATCTACAAACTCTTCCTCAGGATGCACAAGTTAAAGTTACGTCCAATGAATCTAGAAGATGGGAACATTTGTTCATACCAGAGAAGTTAGATCCTCATGGTAGTGATACTTGTTGGTTTGATAATATTTCTAATGAACTTAAACTTGGAGAATACTAATGGCTAATGTATATGTCGTAACAGCTTATAGATTCGGTGACCGTGAAAGACATTCTTACGTGGTTGGAGTTTTTACTAATGCAGAATTGGCAATTGAAGTTGCTGAACAAGTGCCAGAAGAACGCGCAGGTAAATATTATGCTGAGGTGCTTAAATTTTGTCTTAACAAAACAGATAATGACGAGTTCGAAACTGTATGGCCATTATCACGGTACGATGAAATTAAAAAACTATATGGCGAGGGAGTATGAGAAGATTTAAACTTAATGCTGGTATCCATTTGATGGAAGAATCAGATGATGGTTATTGGGTGAGATACATAGACTTGGAACTAATTGTTAAAGCAATAGCATCAGGAACTACTGACGATTATGGTGATTTGATTATTCCAGTAGAAAAAGTAAAAATACTTTTAGATTTTGCACAGGTAAAGCATCTATGAAACAATATTACGATCTTCTTCAGAAAATCATGGAAACTGGTAATCCAACTAATGATAGGACAGGAGTTGGCACTCTTTCACTTTTCGGTGAGCAACTTAAATTCAATCTTCAATCTGGATTTCCATTGCTCACTGGCAAGTTTACTTCATTCAAGACAATCTCAAACGAACTATTGTGGTTCTTGAATGGGTATACAAATAATGAAGATTTAAGAAAATTGAATGGCAATGATAAACCAACCATTTGGGAAGAATGGTCAACCCCATCGGGTGACTTAGGTCCAATCTACGGTAAACAGTGGCGTAACTGGGGTGCGGTTCCTATTC